GATCCCGCAGTAGCGGTAAAGCAAACAGTGTGGAAATGTTGAAAGGTTAAACGGTTTGGGGGTTGTCCGATACAACCCCCAAAGGAGGTATATTGATTATTGAGAATGTCGCAATTGACATAGAGAGAAAAAAGGAGGGTATAAATAATGAATGAGCAAGAAGCACTGCAGACACAAAAGAAACCGGCAGCATCATGGGTAGAGATACTTGAACGCAACAAAGATGCATTTGCACAGGCATTGCCTTCTGTCGGATTAACGCCTGAGCGTGTGATCAGAACAGCACTTACAGCTATGAGACAAAATCCAGAACTTACGAAGTGTGAACCAAAAAGTGTTGTAGCTTCTATTCTTCAAGCCTGTGAACTTGGTTTGTCGGTAAGTAATACGTTAGGGCATTGTTATCTCGTCCCGTTCAACAATACGAAAAAGGGTATAAAAGAATGCACGATGATTATTGGTTATAGGGGTTTTACTCAGCTTGCTATAAGGTCTGAGAAAGTAAACCCGATACAGACATTTATTGTTTATGAAAAAGAGCCATTCGCTCTAATAGGTGGTTCTTTCCCCAGGATAGAACATACACCTTTACCACCCACAACAAGGGGGGAGAAGAAGATAGGTGTATATGCTGTAGCATCTTTAAAGGATGGGGGTTCTGTATATGCCTTTCTCTGGGCAGATGAAGTTGAGGCAATAAAAAAGAGAAGTCGCGCAGGTGCTTCAGGTCCCTGGATAACAGATCCAGATGAAATGTGGAAGAAGACAGCAATAAGACGGCTCGCAAAGATGCTGCCATTAAGCACAGACTTTCAGAAGGCAGCAGTTATAGATGAATATAACGAGGCGGGTATTGTCGCATCTGATATGATAATGACAGAGGAAATGCCGCAGGTGGAAGATACGGTTAAGCCTGCCATTGAGCAAGTCAAAGAGCCAGAACCAGGACAAAAGAAAGAGATAGAAGGCAATGGCAAGGATTTACGGACTGAAATAATAAGAATGCTGATGGAGGTTACAGGAAATAGCAACGTCGCAGCGGAGAAATTAAAAGAATTGTCAGGATTCCAGGGCAAGAACAAAGATACTGGTGAGATCAAATGGATCGAAGGCAAGGAAAATCCTGCAGATCTCTCCGATGCGGCTGTTAAAGTCACATATGGGAAAGTAAAAAAGTATTACGAAGAATGGAAGGGGGCACAAAATAATGAAGCAGCCTGATGCCGTAACCCTCGAACCTGTTACACATACATACACTGACAGTGATGGAAAAAAATATCCGTCAGTAACACAGGTTATACAGAGCCTTGTAAGATTTGAAATGTTCGGGAGCACTTTCTATCTTGACAGGGTATCCGGGCAGGTGTTTAACGGAGATATAGTTGAAAATACAGGAAAAATCGGTAAGGCGATTCATAAAGGATGCTTTTATTTGATAACTGGGCAGGGTCTAAACTGGGATAGCTTAAACCCTGTCCTGGTGGAACCGTTAAGACAATTTGAAAAATGGATGCAGGAATGGAATCCAACATTAATAATGGCAGAAAAGGGGATGTTATCAAAAAAATATAGTTATGCCGGCACGCCAGACATTATTTGCACACTACCTGCATTTCCGAAATGTGTTGTCCAAGTGGATATCAAAACCGGCGGCTATCAGTGGGCAGACGTTCAGCTTGCAGCTTATGAGATGCTATACCGTGAAAATTATAAATATATGGGCGCAGTTAAAAACTATGTCCTGTCATTACAAAAGGATAGTAACAACTACAACTTTATCCCGATTGATGAAAAATACACAAGAGAGAATTGGCGGTATTTTACAAACAAACTTGCAGAATACAAATTCATACAAAAGCGAGGAGGCAACAATGTCAGAACAATCAGCAGTATATAATGTAGATGTAACACAGAAAGAAGCCGTATATTTCCCAGCGGTAATAATTTCGAAGAATGAAGAGATGGTACAATGGTTTGACGAAATGGAATCAAAAACAGCGTCGGTGCTCGAAGAGGCTCAACTGCACACCATCATTGATGAACCTACCATGATATGCGCAAAAGAAATCATACAAAAGGCAAAGCAGTACGGTAAACAAATAATCGATGTAATTAAACCATATAAGGACAGAATTAACGAAGTAAAAGACCAGATTCTTGCGGTTGAGAAACACTATGGCAACCGCTGCAAGCAAGCGGAGATAATACTTAAAAACAAAGTTGATGCCCGCCTTACCTATCTTGAAGAATTGCAGAGAAAGGAAGAAGCCCGTCTCCGTGAATTAGCTCAGAAGGAAAGAGAAAAGAGGCTGAATGCCATCAATGACAAAATATCAAAGCTTGTTGATAAATTCTCGACAGTTCAGGAGCAGATTACAGCCCTTGAAAATAGCATTACCGAGGATATGACTATCGAAGAGGCGGAGGCCATACGGTCTAAAATAGAAGGATTAAGAGCAAAGCTGGACAACTTCCAGGACAGCATACAACAAAAGCAACTCGAGGCAGAGGAAGTAACGGTAATGCCAACAGCGAATATCACAACCGAAGCGACTGCAAAGGTACAGGGCATGTCAACCAGGTTTGAATTAATCCCCGTCGAGGTGACAAACCCAATGGCAGTTGTGAGGGCAATAGCAGCCGGGCAGGTTCCAATAGGAGCGGTCACTTTCAATATGGGCGTACTTAAGAAACTGGCCAACGCAGGACTTGAGATTCAGGGGGTGAGATATGAGAAAAAGCGGGTGATCGGGGTAAGGTCATGACTAAATCCAAGCAGATTAATCATTATCGCAAATCAATTATAGCCGCTGAGGGCAGCCGCTTCAAACGCTGCAAGTTTTGTAAGCATAAGCAATTAATAGAGATTAAGGGTTGTGGCGGCAACGTGATAGGACATGGCCATAGGTGTGCTATCATCGGATTGGAAAACAGCAACCGATATGTTGTCCAAGATGACCATGTATGTGATAGGTGGGAAAAGGGTAGCTGGTGAAGGGATGAGACCCCAGCATAACAATAAAAATATACATATGGGTTGGTGGCCAATTTACACTGTGTTGCTTTTTATCCTTAGCATCCTTATTTTGGCGATAAAAACATTAGAAATTATTATGGGGTATATGGAGGTAGATGATGATTAGCACATGGATGATGAAGGCGTTGCTGGCGGCGTATGGAGTTATTACTATAGCGTGCCTTATTGAGAGAGATTACCCGAAGGCTCTTTATTGGCTAAGTGCTTGTGGGATTACAACAGCTATATTGTGGGGGATGAAATGAAAAAGGGTTATCAGGAATTCCTTAAGCAGAAAGAATTAATAATTAAACCTGTTGGTTTTGATGTAAACAATGAAATAATCAATCCTGTTCTGTTTCCTTTTCAGAGAGATATTGTCCGATGGGCTGTTAAAAAAGGTAGATGTGCTGTTTTTCTTGATACGGGTCTGGGAAAAACATTTATACAACTTGAATGGGCAAGAATAATTGGCAAACCTACTTTAATTTTTGCCCCCTTATCTGTTGCAAGACAGACAATCAGGGAAGGCAAAAAGATTAACATTGATGTTGCTTATGTGAGGTCTCAAGATGAGCTTACAGAGGAGGGCATAAATATCACAAATTACGAAATGATAGATAGCTTTGACAATACACAGATAGAAGCTATTATCCTTGATGAATCGTCTATTATTAAATCAATCTCGGGGAAAATCAGACAAAAATTAATCCACAAATTCAGACATATCCCATATAAATTGTGTTGCACCGCTACCCCTGCCCCCAATGATTATATCGAACTTGGGAACCATGCAGAATTTTTAAATGTATGCACCATGCAAGAAATGCTTGCAACGTTTTTTATCAATGCCAATAAAGAACATACCGATATCATCGGTGGTAAAACAATCATAAAAAAAGGAAGTAATAAAGGCGGTCAGGAATGGAGATTAAAACATCATGCTGAAGATGCATTTTTTAAATGGCTGTCTAACTGGGCTATTGTAATGACAAAACCATCCGACCTTAGCTATGAAGATGGAGGCTTCAATCTACCGCCGTTGAATATAAAAACAATTTTTGTTGAAACCAATTACAAACCAGAAGATAAATTGTTCTTTATCGGTCTGTCAGGCATAGAGGATAGATTACAGGTTAGAACGCAGACAATTGAACAAAAATTAGAAGGATTAAAGAAAATATCATTTGACGGGCAATTGATTGTATGGTGCGGGCTTGACAAAGAAAGTGCTGCTTTAAAAAAGTATTTTGGCGATATTGCAATAGAGGTTAAGGGGTCAGACTCTCCAGAAGGTAAGGCAAAATCTTTTGAGGATTTTCAGGATGGCAAATACAAGGTGCTGATTACTAAACCCAAGATAGGCGGTTTTGGTATGAACTTTCAAAATGCTAATACTATGGTCTTTTTCGGCATTAATGACTCATGGGAAACATATTATCAGGCAATTAGAAGAGAATGGAGATTTGGGCAAAAAAATCCTGTGAATTGTTATGTCATACTTTCGGAATATGAGAGAGAAGTTTTAGAAAATATTAAACGAAAAGATAATCAGGCTTGGAGGTTAAAAGAGAAGATGATTTCATTACTAAAAAATTATGAAAAAGGAGAAATACAAGGGGTAGACGTTCATAAAGACGATTATAAAGAAGATACTGTCACAAATCACAAATGGACTGCTATGCTTGGTGATTCTTGCATCAGAATAAAAGAAATTGAGGATAATTCTATTGATATGAGTATATATAGCCCCCCGTTTGCAGATTTGTTTGTATATTCTAATTCTTATAGAGATTTAGGAAACTGTAAAGATTGGGATGAATTTTTTACACATTATCGTTTTATTGTTGAAGATATATTACGCATTACAAGGCCAGGGCGATTATCGTGTGTTCATACATCAGATATACCTGCACTGGCAAATCGGGATGGATACATCGGCTTAAAAGATTTTCCTGGAAAGGTTATCGCTTTACATGAAGAATGTGGATGGATTTTTACAGGAAGAATTTTTATACAGAAAAACCCCCAAGCCCAGGCTATACGGGTTAAATCAAAAGCCTTATTGTTTGTGCAGATGCAAAAAGATTCATCACATTCAAGACCAGCACTGGTTGACCAGGTATTAATTTTTAAAAAACCAGGTGAAAATAAAACACCAATTCAGCCTGTAAAAAATGGAGAACTTAACAATGAAAAATGGATACAGTGGGCTCACGGCATCTGGACGGACATCAAAGAGACAGACACATTGCAATTTTATCACGCAAGAGAACCAGAAGATGAAAAACATATATGCCCTCTACAATTAGGAACCATAGAAAGGTGTATAAAGCTATATTCTAATTTTGGTGAAGTTGTATTTACACCTTTTATGGGCATCGGTTCAGAGGTATATATGGCTGTAAAGCTTGGAAGGCGTGCAATAGGAATTGAATTAAAGGAATCATATTTCGGAACGGCTATCAAATATTTACGAGCAATAAGCTCACAGGAATTTTTATATGACTTTGACGACAACGAGAGGCATTATGTGGAACAGAGACAAAAAATATAACTCCTATTCGTTAATGATATTAATGAGAGTTCATCGACAGTGCCGTAAAACCCCGTCGTTGAGGGCGGGGATATAAGGCAC